GTAATGGTGTTTTTGCCAAGACTAAATCATGTTCGTTAAAGAGCAGTAAGAATTACGTTAATAATAATAGAGGTCAATGACGTTGAATCTAACCAAAAACTTTACTTTATATGAGATGTACGAAAGTACAACAGCTATCCGATTAGGTATTGATAATACTCCATCGGATATTGTTGTAAAGAACCTTTTGTTGTTATGTCAAAAAGTACTTCAGCCACTACGAGACCATATGAATGAGTCTATCAAGATTAGTAGTGGGTATAGATGTCCTGAATTAAATAAAACGATTGGAGGCAGCAAGACAAGCCAACACTGCTTTGGTCAGGCTGCTGATATAAGTTGTGGAGAAAGGACGGCAGAGCTGTTTCATTATATAAAAAATAATCTTATCTTCGACCAAGTAATATGGGAGTTCGGAACGGATGAAAATCCTGCTTGGGTTCACGTATCATATTCCTCAACAAAGAATCGTAAAGAATGTTTAAGAGGATATAAAGTAAACGGTAAAACAGTATATCAACATATATGAAATCAACATACCTAAATATCAATGTAGCGGACCTTGTTAAAGGAGCTACTGTTGCAGCAGGAACAGTGATGCTATCGTTAATTGGTAGTATGATTGAGTCAGGAGCTTTCATAACGGATGCACAATTAACAATGGCTGTAAAGACAGGCGTGTTAGCTGCTGTGAGTTATTTACTCAAGAACTTGTTTACTAATTCAAACGACCAACTATTCAAATCAGAATCAAATTAAATATAAAAAAAATGGCTTACTTAGAAAAAAACGAATTGGAGAAAATCCAAGAAATGAACGCAGAGTTCACAAAAATGAAAATCGCACTTGGAGAGACCGAGTTGCAAAAGCAGACAATTATCAACGCTATCAACGAGTTAAAGACATCGTTCGCTATGCAGGAGAAGATGTTGATTAATAAGTATGGTGCTGATGCTGTGATTAATATTCAAACAGGCGAGGTAACTCAAAAACAATAATACTATGACACCGGGAAAATTCATCGGGACTTTGTTCCATTCAAGAGACACAATGCACATTGCACATTTGCAGACGACATCGTTTGCAGAGCATAAGGCATTAAACGGATACTATGATGGCATCCTTGATTTAACCGATACATTCACTGAGGCTTACTTTGGTAGGTTTAAGAGAGTGGAGATTGTAATCCCTGAAGCAAAGAATATGGATGCTATCACTCATTTAAAGGAGATGCAGTCAACGATTGACTCAGAGAGAAACAACTACCCATCGGAGTTGCAGAATATTATGGATGAGATGCTTGGCTTAGTTGACAAGACATTATATCTTCTAACTCTAAACTAAAAATACAATGGGCAAGATAAGTTCATACCCGTCGGACTCTCAAGTTACGACGAGCGATAGATTAATAGGCAGTGACAATGAGAACTCCAACGAAACGAAGAACTTCGAGATTGGAGATATCATTAACCTTGCAGCATCAATTATTGTTCCTCCCGGTGGATTTGTTCCATACACAGGAGCGTCAAGTAGTGTTGACTTAGGTGCATTTACATTGACTACATCTTATCTAACATCCAATTTAGGTATGTTTATAGATGGAGCTATTAGCCTTAATGGAAATGAAGGGAATACGTCAGATGTATTAGTTAGTCAAGGACCGGGAGCTACTCCAACTTGGAGTAATGCTTTATCTCAGTTTGTTCCATATTCAGGAGCAACAGGAAATGTTGACTTAGGAGTATATGATATTAATGCTGATGTAGCCACATTTACGCTTATGTTTTCTCCTGAGATTTATGTTAACAATATTTATAATAAATCTGCAAGTCCATTAATTTTTATTGGAAGTGATTCTTCTTCTCCGGTAGGACTTCTTATTGATACTTCAGGAAATACATTTAAGTTAGGAGATTACAATGGTAATTTTAATTCAACATATATCTCTATATTTGATAGTCAACATAAAATAGAATTTAATGGAGGATTTTATATTGGAAATGGAGAAGGAACAACAGGAGAAGTATTAACAAGTCAAGGGGCAGGTGCAAGTCCTATTTGGACTTCATTAGCAGGATTTGTTCCATACACAGGAGCGACGACAGGAGTAAACTTAGGTATCTACTCATTAACAGCAGCGAATGTAAACGCTAACAATGTTGTTCCTGTATTAGGTGGCTCAGGTAATATCTTCTTTGGAGGAGCAGGAGGATATGGTGTTGCAAGAAATGGAGTATATGCTCTTGGGACAGATATAACAATCTTAGGAGATTCAACACCGGGTTCTTCTACATATATTCAAATTGATGGGAATCTTGGGTATATATCATTCTATAATGGAGTTGTTGACCTCTCAAATACTCAAGGTCTTCAATTATCTAATGGACAAGGGTCGGCAGGGGATATATTGACAAGTTCAGGTATAGGATTTGTTCCTTCTTGGAGTAGTCTTGGAGATTCATTGTACTTACCTTTTTTAATTGCTTATAGTGATTTATCTCAAAACATTGCAGCAATTAATGTTGGACAGGCAATGATTATAAATCAAGTTAATAATTCCTATAATATAAACATTAATGCTAATACAGTTGGAGATTTAACAAGAATAACTTTTTATAAAAGTGGAATATATAACATTCAGTTTTCTGCTCAATTAAAAAGGACATCAGGTGGTGCTTCTGCAACAGTAGATATATGGTTTAGAAAAGGAGGAGCAGATATTCCTAATTCAAATACATCAATAAATCTTCAAGCTAATGCAGGAGTCTTAGTAGCATCGTGGAATCTTTTTTACTATGTAGATGTCTCTTTACCTAATCCTTATATTGAAATTATGTGGGCTTCTACAAACAGTTCTATTTCAATACAAGCAGTAGCAGCTAATGCTGTTCATCCTGCTACGCCATCGGTTATTCTTACTGTAAATCAAATATCAGCGTAATGGATATAAGAAAGATTGCCATTGGTCCTGATTACAAGGGAGGAGCTATGCACTACATCGTAGGGCAGAAGGTTCTTGGGGACTCCAATGAAATCCATCTTATTAAGTATAACGCAGAGAAAAACTCTATTCTAATCTATATCATAAATCAAAAGGGAGAGGTTGTTCTTTGGAAAGAGTTCAACTCAACCGTACCAATTTCAATCGAATATAATATAAATTACTAATGAGGTCGCCATTCTATTTCATCGCAAGACCAAACAAAGGAAAGCGATACGACAATACAAAAGAGATAGGTGGCATAGAACTAATAGTAAGCACATCTGAGGAAGACCATAAGTTTTCCAACAGATATGCTGAGGTTATTGAAGTGCCATTGGGATACGAAGGACCTATTGCTCCGGGAGATACATTATTAGTACATCACAACGCTTTCAAATTCTATAATGATATGAAAGGAAGACAAAAGAGTGGTAAGAGTTTCTTTAAGGACGATAAGTTCTTTATTGAGATGGACCAATTCTTCCTTTACAAGAAAGATGGTGATTGGTGTACGCACGATAAATACTGTTTCGTGAAACCTATCCCTGCAACAGAATCCTATATCAGCAAACCATTCTCAGAAGAACCATTGATGGGTGTTATGAAATATCCAAATGAATACTTAATAAGTAGAGGTGTAAAAGCAGGAGATAAAGTATGCTTTGCTCCCGATAGTGAATATGAGTTCACGGTTGATGGAGAGAAGTTATATCGAATGTTTGACCATCAAATAACAATCAAACTATGAATATAATCCTAATGGATAATGTCATTAAGAATCCTGATACTTATGTAGAAAGGATTTTAAAGAATGACTTCTATGATATTCAGGTAGGAGAGCAGTTATTCAAAGGGATACAACAAAGACCGTATGATGATGAGTTTGCTCGATTCGCTACGCAATACTTTCCTGAGTTTGTTGTTGTTTACAATTTTGTTCGCAAGTCGCCAATGGGTCAAGAAGAACCTAACTTCATCCATAGTGATGAGATGATGGGAGATGTGACGTTGATACTATACCTTAATAAAGAACATCCGAAAGAGGATGGAACAACAATATATGAAGAGGACGGCAGCATAGCGATGACCGCTTACTCAAAGTATAATAGAATGTTTGGCTTTGAGTCTAATATGCCTCACTCACGAAACATTTATCAAAACTTTGGACAGGGAGACTCTTCAAGATTGATACAAGTTATATTTTTAAAATACATTCCTGATGAAGAGTACGAAGGAGATTAAAGAAAGAATTATAGCAGCAGGATATGAAGCTGTTGAGCAACTGATAAAGGTTGCTAAGGAAGATATTATCAAGCCAAATGCTGATGATGAGTTAGCAGCCGATAAGTTAAAAAACGCTGCGGCTACAAAAAAGTTAGCCATCTTCGATGCATTTGAGATATTAGGAAGGATAGAGGCTGAAAAAGAAAACCTCGATACAAGCAATAGTGCACCTAACAAGATAGAATCAATACAAGGATTTGCTGAAAGAAGGTCAAAATAGTATATACTCGGTTGTAAATAACCACGTCCCTTTAAATATTATCAAAAGTAAGAATAAGGGGAGGACTTGGCATTATGGATATAATGATAAGTATGATATGGTGGTCATTTCTAAGAATGGACAGATAGGTCAGATAGTAAACATATCAGGACTATTGATTGCTTTACCTGCTGTTCCCGATGATGTCTATAAAAGGAATCATATCAAGAGTGAACAGTATTGGGAAAGAAGACCATTACCTAAAGAATTAAGCAAGATACAGTCTATTTTCCAATGGAATGTGATGCCGTCAGCGTTTAAATCTCAGTGGGTGGACTATATTGAAAAAGAATTTGACTACAGAGACGAAGGATTTTGGTTTATGAACGCAGGAGAACCTACTTATGTTACAGGTTCTCACTATATGTATCTCCAATGGTCAAGTATTGACGTAGGATATCCCGATTACCGAGAGGCAAATAGGATATTTTTTATTTTTTGGGAGGCTTGTAAGGCTGACCTGCGTAGTTTTGGGATGATATATCTCAAGATTCGTCGTTCAGGGTTCTCTTTTATGTCATCTGCTGAGTGTGTAAATACCGGAACTATCGTTCGTGATGCTCGTATTGGTATATTATCCAAGACGGGAGCTGATGCTAAGAAGATGTTTACCGATAAGGTCGTACCAATCAACAGCAAACTACCGTTTTTCTTCAAACCAATTATGGATGGTATGGATAAACCGAAGACGGAGTTAGCATTTCGTGTACCTGCTTCCAAGATTACTAAGAAAAATATGCACGAAGTAGCATCTAATGAGTATGATGGTTTGGATACTACCATAGATTGGAAGAATACAGAAGAAAACTCTTATGATGGGGAGAAATTGGTCCTATTAGCCCACGACGAGAGTGGAAAATGGATGAAGCCCAACAATATCTTGAATAATTGGCGTGTTACCAAGACGTGTTTGCGTTTAGGTAGCAAGATTATTGGAAAATGTATGATGGGTTCGACTTCAAATGCGTTGAGCAAGGGAGGAGATAACTTCAAAAAGCTATATGAAGACTCAAAAGTGAGTATTCGCAACGCCAATGGGCAGACCAAGAGTGGGATGTATGCATTATTCATTCCTATGGAGTGGAATATGGAGGGATTCATAGACATTTATGGGATGCCTGTGCTAAGAAAACCAAAAGAAGCTGTAAAAGGTGTCGATGGGCAGATGATTTCTAATGGTGCTGTTGATTATTGGGAGGCAGAGGTTGATTCACTCAAGAGTGACTCCGATGCATTAAATGAATTTTACCGTCAGTTCCCAAGAACGGAGTCTCACGCTTTCAGAGATGAAAGTAAGCAGTCATTATTCAATCTTACCAAGATATATCAACAGATAGACTATAATGACTCTATGATTAAGGAGCATTACCTTACTCGTGGAAACTTCCATTGGAAGGATGGTGAGAAGGATACGAAGGTAGTATGGAGTCCTGAGAAGAATGGAAGGTTTATTGTTAGTTGGCTACCACCGGCACACCTTCAGAACAGGTTTTTTGAAAAGAATGGATTGTTCTATCCCGGCAATGAGCATATCGGAGCGTTCGGTTGTGACCCGTATGATATATCAGCAGTAGTGGGAGGCAGAGGTTCTAATGGAGCGTTGCACGGTATGACTAAGTTCCACGTGGAAGAAGGTCCTGTGAATGAATTTTTCTTAGAATATATAGCACGACCACAGACAGCAGAGATATTTTTTGAAGATGTACTGATGGCGTGTGTATTTTATGGTATGCCAATATTAGCAGAGAATAATAAACCTCGTTTATTGTATCATTTTAAGAATAGAGGATACAGAGGATTCTCTTTGAACAGACCTGATAAGACGTATGCAAAGTTATCAAAGACTGAGAGAGAGCTTGGAGGTATTCCAAACTCATCAGAAGATGTAAAACAAGCACACGCATCAGCGATAGAATCTTATATAGAGAAGTACGTAGGATTGGATTTAGCCAATACGTATAGACCATCGGATGAGATGGGCACTATGCCGTTCATTAGGACGTTAGAGAATTGGGCTAAGTTTGAGATTGATAATAGAACAATGTATGATGCTGCTATTAGTTCGGGATTAGCGATAATGGCGAATCAAAAACACCTCTATGTACCTGAGAAAAAAGAATCGAAAATAAGTATTAACTTCGCAAGATACAGTAATGATGGAAATATAAGTCAAATAATTCAATGAAGAAAGATATACAAATAGAAATATTCACTACGACCTTTCCAAGTCAAATGGCTTCAGATGCAGAGAAAGCATCGGAGCAATTTGGTTTGCAAGTAGGTCAAGCTATTCAGTATGAGTGGTTCAGAAAGGACGGAACATCGTGTAGGTATTATGCACAATGGAGAGACTTTCATCACGTTCGTTTATACGCACGTGGAGAGCAGCCTGTTGGGAAGTATAAGAATGAATTAGCTATTGATGGAGACTTATCTTACTTGAATTTAGATTGGACACCTGTTCCTATCCTTCCAAAATTTGTTGATGTAGTAGTTAATGGTATGTCAGACCGATTGTTTAAAGTAAAGACATACGCTCAAGATGCAATGTCTCAAGCTAAGAGAAGTAAGTATCAAGACTTGATTGAATCGGAGATGGTTGCAAAGCCTGTATTAAATATTATCAAAGAGCAGTCAGGCATCAATCCCTATGTTTCAAAAGAAGAAGAACTTCCAAATACAGACGAAGAACTTTCTTTATATATGCAGTTAAACTACAAACCTGCTATTGAGATTGCAGAAGAAGAAGCTATCAATACAATCTTTGATGAAAACCATTATCAAGATACTCGTAAGCGTCTTGATTATGATATGACGGTATTAGGTATTGCTGTTGCAAAGCACGAGTTCTTGCCGGGTTCAGGAATAAAAGTTTCTTATGTTGACCCTGCTAATGTAGTTTATAGTTATACAGAAGACCCATACTTTAGAGATTGTTTTTATTGGGGGGAGATTAAGACTGTTCCTGTTACAGAGGTTTTAAAAATAAATCCATCACTGACAAAAGAAGACTTACAAGAAATTACAATGTATAGTCAAGGATGGTATGATTATTATAATGTTGCACAATTCTATCAAAACAGCTTATTCCATCGTGATACTTGTACTCTTATGTATTTTAATTATAAGACTACAAAGAAGTTTGTTTACAAGAAAAAAATCCTTGACAACGGAGGAACAAGAGTAATAGAGAAAGACGAAACTTTCAATCCACCAACAGAGATGATGGAAGAAGGACGTTTTGAAAAGATTGAAAAGACGATTGATGTTTGGTATGAAGGCGTAATGGTAATGGGAACTAATATCCTATTAAAGTGGGAGATGTCTCAGAATATGGTTCGTCCTAAGTCTTCATCTCAACACGCTATACCAAACTATGTGGCTTGTGCTCCTCGTATGTATAAAGGAGTTATTGAATCGTTAGTAAGAAGAATGATTCCTTTTGCTGACTTAATTCAAATTACACACTTAAAGTTACAGCAAGTAATTGCAAGGATAGTTCCTGATGGAGTATTTATTGATGCTGATGGTTTGAATGAAGTTGACTTAGGAACAGGAAACGCTTATAATCCCGAAGATGCTTTACGATTATACTTCCAAACAGGTAGTGTTATTGGACGTAGCTTTACGCAGGATGGTGAGTTTAACAATGCTCGTGTTCCTATTACGCAGCTTACATCAAATTCGGGAGCTTCTAAGACACAAATGCTAATAACGAACTATAATCATTACTTAGATATGATTCGTTCTGTAACAGGCTTAAATGAAGCGAGAGATGGCAGTATGCCTGACCCGAACTCATTAGTTGGTGTTCAGAAGTTAGCAGCATTAAATTCAAATACAGCGACTCGTCATATCCTTGAGTCAGGATTATTTATTTATAGAACATTAGCAGAAGCATTGACTTATAGGATTAGTGATATTCTTGAGTATTCTGACTTTAAAGATGACTTTGCTAATAGAATTGGTAAATACAATGTATCTATTCTTAATGAAATTAAGGACCTATACATTTATGACTTTGGAATCTTTGTTGAAGTATCACCTGATGAAGAGCAGAAAGCACAACTTGAAGCAAACATTCAGATGGCGTTATCGAAAGGAGACATTAACCTTGAAGATGCTATTGACATCCGTGAGATTAAAAACATCAAACTTGCTAATCAGCTATTGAAGTTAAAGAGAACGCAGAAGCAAGATAGAGAAGAGAAGATGGAGATGCAGAAACAAGCTATGGTTTCTCAACAGCAATTAAAGTCTCAGGAGTTAGCAGGACAGACAGCAATGCAGAGTATCCAAGCAGAAGGTCAGATGAAGATGCAGGTGAAACAAGCTGAGATATCTTATGAGATTGAGAAGATGAAAGTAGAGGCTGAATTAAAGAGACAATTAATGGCTGAAGAATTTAATTACAATATGCAGTTGAATGGTGTAAAAGAAACTAAGAAAAATCAAACAGAGCAAGAAAAGGAGAAAGCAAAGAAAGACCGTATCAGCCTTCAAAATACGCAGCAGTCAAAATTAATTAATCAACGCAAGAATAATTTACCTCCATTAAACTTTGAATCTAATGAAGACAGTTTAGATGGTTTTGATTTAGGTGAATTTGAGCCTCGATAAAACATTTAAAAATATTACATAAATTTGTAACAAACTAAAATTAAATCAAATGGAATTTAAAGTAAGAGCATTAGACACTGAACCAAAAAGTGTCCAAGAAGTAGAAAAAGCGTTGCTTGAAAAACACGAGCAGGAAATGAATAATGAAACTCCTGAAGTAGTAGCAGAGCAACCACAAGAAATAATACCACAAGAGCAACCTGTGGAATTAAAAGAAGAAGACGTTCTTTCATATATTGGAAAAAGATACAATAAGCAAATTAGCTCATTCGATGAGTTAATGGCTGAACGTAAAGAATCTGAACAGTTACCTGAAGATGTAGCTGCCTATCTTAAATATAAGAAAGAAACAGGCAGAGGATTTGATGACTTCCTTAAATTAAACAAGGACTACGATTCAATGGACTCGGATGATTTATTAAAAAATTACTTGCTTTCTACTCAAGAAGGTATCGACGAAGAAGATGTAGATGTAATGTTGGATGATTACCGATACGATGAGGACCTTGATGATGAGTCAACGGTAAAGAAAGTAAAGATTGCAAAAAAGAAAGCTGTTGCTGAAGCAAAGAAATACTTCAACACTCAGAAAGAGAAATACAAGATGCCGCTTGAGTCAAGTGGACCATCAGTTTCTAATGAAGAGAAAGAGCAGTATGAATTGTATAAGCAATATCTTAGTGAGGCTAAGACCGTAGAAGAAGAAAACAACCGTAAGAGAAATTGGTTTGAGCAGAAGACAAACGAAGTTTTTGATGGAGGATTCAAAGGTTTTGAATTTAATATCAACGACAAAAAGATTGCTTTCGCTCCTTCGGATGCTGCTGAGTTAAAGAAACTCCAATCAAATCCATCAAACTTTATTAATAGATTTTTGGATGAGAATGGATTAATGAAAGACGCAGCAGGATACCATAGGTCTTTAGCAGTAGCGATGAACCCTGAGAAGTTTGCAAAATACTTCTACGAGCAGGGTTTGGCTGATGCAACGGAAGATGTAATGCGTAAGACTAAGAACATTAATATGTCTGAACGCAGAGCACCGGAAGTTACTAAGTCAACTGACGGTTTTCAGGTTAGGTCTGTGAATCCTGACTCCGGCAGAAACTTAAAAATTCGCAGTGCGAAACGAATATAAACAACTTAAAACTTAAAAAACAAAATGGCTTCAGCATTATTATCCACGCCAAATTATGCTTTGCAACCTGCTCCTGAGCAAGTAGCATTGCAGACAAACTACATTACTAACTTCAATTTCTTAAATCAGTATCTTCCTGATACATACGAGAAAGAATTTGAGCGTTATGGTAATCGTACAATCGCATCTTTCTTACGTATGGTAGGAGCAGAGATGCCTTCAAACTCTGACCAAATTAAATGGGCAGAACAAGGACGTTTGCATATTAAATATGTAAGCGTAGGAACAGCAGCAGCAGCAGCAGCTTCTACTGCAACATTCCAAGTAAATGACACAGGAGTTACTTACGTAGCTATCCGTGTTGGTCAAACAGTAATGATTCAAGGAAACGCTACAGGTGTTTACAATAAAGCAATCGTTACAGCAGTTCCTACTTCTACTACATTCACTGTTGCTTTCTACGAAACAGGTGGTCTTGCAGTGGCAGGTACAGGTGCAGGTAATGCTCAGTTTACTGTATTCATCTATGGTTCAGAATTTAAGAAAGGTACTAACGGAATGGTTGGTTCATTGGAAGGTGAAGATGATATCTTCTCTAACTCTCCAATCATCATCAAAGACAAGTACGCTGTTAATGGTTCTGATATGGCTCAAATCGGTTGGGTAGAAGTAACAACTGAGAATGGTGCTACAGGATACTTATGGTACTTAAAGTCAGAGCACGAGACTCGTCTTCGTTTTGAAGATTACTTAGAGACTGCTATGATTGAGGCTGTACCGGCTGCAACAGGTTCAGGAGCTGTAGGTCTTGGATACAAAGGTTCAGAAGGTATCTTCTACGTAGTAAACAATCGTGGTAACGTATGGGGTGGTGGTACACCAACTACATTAGCTGATTGGGATACTATCGTATCACGTTTAGATAAGCAAGGAGCTATCGAAGAAAACGTAGTGTTCGTTAATCGTGGATTCTCATTTGACATCGACAATATGTTAGCGACTCTTAACGGTTACACTTCAGGTGGTGTTGCTCAGTCTGCTTCATTCGGTTTATTCGACAATGACATCAATATGGCATTGAACTTAGGATTCACAGGATTCCGTCGTGGTTATGACTTCTACAAGTCTGATTGGAAATATTTGAACGACCCTACAATGCGTGGTGGTTTATCAAATGTTGCTGCAACAGCAGTAGGAACAGTAACAGGTATTATGGTTCCGGCAGGTTCTACATCGGTTTACGACCAAATTATGGGTAAGAACGCAAAGCGTCCTTTCTTACACGTTCGTTACCGTGCATCAGAAGCTGAAGACCGTCGCTATAAGACTTGGATTACAGGTTCTGCCGGTGGTGCTTCTACAAGCGACTTAGATGCTATGGAGGTTAACTTCTTATCTGAGCGTTGCGTATGTACCTTAGGTGCAAACAACTTCGTATTATTCCGTTTAGGATAATTATTGTTAGTTTTAAAGGTGGAGTGTACTCAAGTACACTCCCCTTTTTTAAAAGTCAAACTTAAATTATATCATATCAAATGAAACAAAAAATAGTTCCAACAGACAAAGTTTATAAGCTAAAAAACGGAAATCCGTTATCATATACATTAGCTTCAAGAAACCATCCTCGCTTCCCATTATTATGGTTTGATGAGGAAAAAAATATTAATCGCACACTACGTTATAGTGTAAATCAAAAGTCTCCTTTTGAGGATGAGCAAGATGGAAATGCAGTATTAGAACCAATCATTTTTGAAGATGGTTTTTTACGAGTTGCAAAAACTAATCCTGTATTACAAGAGTTTTTATATTATCATCCATTAAGAAATGTAGTATTTGAAGAAGTTGATAAAGAGAAAGATGCTTCTCAGGAAATGGAATATCTTAACTATGAAGTAGATGCTTTAATTGAAGCTCGTCAGTTAAGTATTGAACAACTTGAGACAGTTACTCGTGTAATGTTTGGTAAAGACCCATCAACAATATCTACGGCTGAGTTAAAACGAGATATATTGGTATTTGCTAAAAACAATCCTGTTGACTTTTTAAACATTATCAACGACCCGATGCTTAAATTCCAAGATAAAGTGCGTCAGTTCTTTGATAATAAACTATTGCAGTTTAGAAACAACGAGAAAGAAGTATGGTTTAATACACCAACCAACAAGAAGAAGATGATGTCTATTGCTTTTGGGGAAGACCCGTATGAGGCAGTAACATTATATTTGAAGTCTGATGAAGGCATCGAAGTGATGAAAATGTTAGAACTTTCAATGGCTTAGTAATCTACATAAATATAATCTATTGAAAAAGGAGGGTGCATTTGTACCCTCTTTTTTTTCATATATTTGTAAAAACAATTAAGATGATAAACGCTGTAAGAAACACGGTATTAGCCGTTCTTAACAAAAATAACTACGGATACATCTCTCCCCAAGATTTTAATCTTTATGCTAAACAAGCTCAGATGGAGTTGTTTGACGAGTATTTTAGTCAGTTTAACAAATCCATTAATATGGAGAACGCTCGTCAGTCAGGAACGGGCTATGCAGCAATAGGAAAAAAAGTAGCTGAGAATCTTGAAACATTTTTGACTAATGCTTATCTATGGAAAGCCATAGGAGGTGCATTAAATAATTCTTATAATAATAATAGCTTTTACGTACCAAGTTTTTATACTACAGGTGATGATGCTTATATGATTAATGACATCATTACATATCCTGTAACTATTGTAACAGGAACTAATACAAATTTTGATGCTTTTAATCTTAATAAACTAATAGATAGTAATGTAAACTTTATAACATTAGGAGTACAGCCCGGTGATGTAGTTTCAAATACTACAACAAATGTTGTTACAAATGTATTGTCTGTTATAAATGCAAATACTATTTTATTAGAAGGTCCTGCATTTGGAGCAGCAGGAGATGGTTATGGTGTATTCTCAGGAAAGCAATCCTATAATGCAGAGAAAGTATTAGCAGATAAAATATTTATGTTGAACAGGTCTAACTTAACAGCACCATCAACAATGTATCCTGCTTATGTATATAACTCTTTTCCTTCAACAGGTTCTCCTTATACAGTACCTAATATATTAACATTATATCCTTCTACTATAAACACGTTTGGTCAAGTTCAAGCAAATTATTTTAGATTTCCTAAAGACCCAAAGTGGACATATATTACATTGTTTAATGGAGAGCCTTCGTTTGACCAATCGCAACCCGATTATCAAGACTTTGAAATTCAAGGAGAAGACGAATATAAGTTAGTAATGAAGATATTACAATATTGTGGTATATCAATCAGAGAGCAAGAAGTTACGCAGTTTGGTATGGCTCAAGAGCAACACGAACAACCAACATTCAGTCAGCAACAATAAAAAATATAATCAATGGCATACATATCACAATACGAATATTATGACAATAATGGTAATAATCCCCAAGATGCAAATTGGGGTTCTTACCAATATGTAAGTCTGTTTGATATCGTCAACAACTTTATGTTGATGTACGCAGGAAATCATTCATTGGTAAACAATGAAGAGCGTTACAAAGTATTATTCCACGCTAAGAGAGCTATTCAAGAATTAAACTACGATGCGTTCAAAGAGATAAAAGTATTAGAGTTAACGGTAGCAGCGTCATTACGTTTTGTATTGCCAAGCGACTTTGTGAATTGGGTTCGCATCTCTCTTTATGAGAATGGATACCTAAGACCATTGAGCGAAAATATTCAGACGTTATCATCAAAAGCATATCTTCAGGACCACGCAGGTAATATTTTGTTTGACCAAAATGGGAATATATTACAGCCGCAGAACTCAGAGATTGATTACGATAGACTTCACAATTTAAAGAAGAGTATTTACTTAAATCCCGGCAGCCAATTTTATGGTAGCTATGGATGGTATATGGATGGTAGATGGTATTTTGATTTCAACGTAGGTCAGCGATATGGTTTGAATACAGAAACGGCTAACTTCAATCCTACATTCAACATTGATAAGAAAGCAGGAGTTATTAACTTCAGTTCTGATATGGCAGAGAAGAGTTGTATCCTTGAATACATATCTGATGGTATGGAGAATGGAGACGACTCAATGGTTTCTGTCAATAAATTATTTGAGAAATACATCTATGCTTACATTCAATATGAAATACTAAATGCTAAGTTAGGAGTTCAAGAATACATTATTGGAAGAGCAAGAAAAGAAAAGACTGCTTTATTAAGAAACGCTAAAATCAGAATCAGTAACATACATCCGGGAAGACTATTAATGAATCTTCGTGGTATGGACAAGATGATAAAATAATATGGCTAAAATATCAAGGAATTTTACGGCAGGTAGAATGAATAAAGTTCTTGATGAACGATTAGTTCCTCAAGGAGAATATATTGATGCACTCAATATCCGTATGGGTTCTACTGAGCAGTCGGAGATTGGTGTTATTGAAAATACAAAAGGCAATATTTCACTAACTGCTTTACAGTTTGAAGGTGTTCCTCTTAGTAGTGATGCAAGAACGATTGGTTCTATTGCTGATGGAGAGAAAGAAACTATTTATTGGTTTGTTCACGACCCAAACTATCCATCTTCGCCTACCGGAAAAATTGATATGATTGTTTCTTTTGATGAAACAACAAACATATTAACGTATCACGTTATTAGTGTTAATGATGGTGGTGGTATCAATACAACATTAAACTTTAATCCTCAGTTTTTAATTACAGGAGTTAACTTAATAGATAACTTATTATTCTTTACTGATGATTACAATCAACCACGATTTATAAACATAATAAATAATTATGCTTTGCCAATAGCAGGTGTTGATGATTCATTGTTATGGGAATCTATTCTTGTTATTAAGAAACCACCTACTGAATCTCCTGATATAGAACTAACTATTATTGGAGGTCAAGAGAACTATCTTGAAGATAGATTTATTTGTTTTGCTTATAGATATGAATATGCAGATAATCAATATTCTGCTATCTCTCAATTTTCTGCTGCTGCATTTTTCCCTCAACAGTTTGATGTTACTAATGATGCCTTTTTAAATGAAGGTATGGTTAATGAGTTTAATGCTGCTATTGTAACAATAAACACAGGAGGACCACTTGTAAAATCAATCGACTTATTATTTAAGGATATGAATAGTAATGTGATTAAGGTTATTGAAAAGGTTAACAAAAAAGATTTAGCTTTAGCAGATAATACTAATTACAGTTATACATTTTCAAATAGCAAGATATTTACTATCCTTCCTGAGTCCGAGTTATTAAGGCTTTATGATAACGTACCGTTAAAAGCAAAGGCTCAAACTATTATGGGCAATCGCTTGATGTATGGTAATTATGTTGAGGGATATGATTTGATTGATAGGGATGGTAATTTAACTATGATGGAGTATGTTGTGAATGGAGTATCAGAAGAGATAGGAATAGCAAGTTATAATTCTGAAGCATCTGCAACACCGGGAAATTATAGTATAAATGGACCTATTTCTATAGGCAACTCTATACTTGAGGTTGATTTGACAGGAGCTGTTTTAGTTCAAGGTGGATTGCTTAGTATTGATTTTACTTTTAATCACGCTGCTTTTTCAGGAGGAACATATCCAACAGCGACTACATCAAATGTAACTTTATCATTATTTTTTGAGTTGCCAACAAATTATGCTTCGGTATATGATATGGTAACAAGTGTGGAATTTCAAAGTAGAGTAGGTACTACTTTAAATATACAACCTGTAACAGGAACTCCTTGTGATGGAACAACTTTTACAGATGCTTTTAATTGTAATATACCTAATCAATTAAATAACTATACTAAAACAGCAAGTGGTATTAGTTTAGCAGGACAGCCAATAAGTGTTACAGCAACATCAGGTAGTCCTATTTTTAAAATTCAATTATTAGCAATGCAATTTGTTGATAGCATTGCTTCTCCTGCTGTAACAGCTTATGAATACTATGAGTTTGTAAATAGTGAGGTTACTTATCAAGAACGTGGTAATAGAAAGAGTTTACATAGCAATCGTGATTATGAGATTGGGATTGTATATATGGATGAGTTTAATCGTTCAACAACAGCATTGGTAAGTCCTCGTAATACTATTCACTTTCCTTGTGGAACATCTGACTTACAAAACTCTATTCAAGTTGTTATACCACCAACACAGGTAGCTCCTGCTTGGGCAACAAGATATAAGTTTGTTATTAAGCCTGACAAAGCAGGGTATGAAACTATTTATAGCGATATTTACTTTCAAGACCAACTTACAAATTCAGTTTACCTTTTATTAGAAGGAGAAAATGCAAGAAAGGTAGAAGTAGGAGATAGATATATTGTAAAGGCTGATGCAACAGGTCCTAAAAATACTTGCTCTTACGCAACGGTATTAGAGAAGGAAGCAAAAGGAGCAAACTTTTTAGGTTTTACTACAGCACCTGCCGGAGTGTATATGAAGATGAACGCTAATGATTTTGCTGTTAGCAATGATTCAAATTCAAAAGTATTGCCGGGATATATTGATGATGATGCAAGTAAGCAAGACAGCTATCCTGCTCAGGTAAATTATCCTATGAATATTTATGATTCTACAACTTCAGCATATATTGATTATACTGTTCCTGAAGGAACAATTATTAAGATATACATAAAATCAGAAAGACCCGGTACAGGTGATGGCGATTCATTATGTGAAAAAAGAGGATGGACATTTAGTCAAGATTTTACATCTCCTGCTAATTATGCAAATATGTATGATTGGTTTTATGGGGAGAATATATTTCAAATAATACAAGCAGCAGCAAATGCAAGTGCTTATGCCGGGAATGGTCAAACGCCTCCTTCTATAACATATAATGACGCTTTAGTAACAACGGGTATTCCTGTAATATCAGTATCAAATTATTTACAGTTTGCAAGAGATACAACTAATAATAATTTAAGATTTCAAGTAACAGGAGGAACAAGTTGTCCCGGTGGATTTAGACAAGGAAGGATAGCTAATATAGCTGTTGATATTAAAGTTTATAGGGCTACAAGTACATTAATATTTGAAACCTTACCTATTGACGCTTTACCTGATGTATTTTATGAAAATGAACTTTCGCTACCTATTGGTCCAAATCCTAATTACCCTTCATTGCAGCCGGGTGCTCACGGAGGAAATATTCAAGACCAAGACTTTACCTCAGGAACTCCTGCTATTGTTGATACGGGATTCTTTAACTGCTATACTTTTGGGAATGGTGCTGAGTCTTATAAAATCCGTGATTCAATAATTGGAAGAACACTTGAACTTGGGAATAGAGTAACATCAGTAGCTGCTCAGAATTACCAAGAGGTAGATAGATTCTCTGATATTACTTATAGTGGTATCTATAACAATGAATCCAACGTAAATAAACTTAATGAGTTTAACTTAGGACTTATTAACTATAAGCATTGCGAGTCATCATTTGGTCCTATTTATATTTTAGATGGAAGACAAACAGACGTGCTTACACTACAAGAAGATAAAATTTCTTATGTATTAGCAGGTAAGAATTTACTATCCGACTCAGCAGCAGGTGGAGCTATATCTTCCGTTCCTGAAGTATTAGGAACGCAGATAGCAAGGACAGAAAAGTATGGCATCTCTTTCAATCCTGAAAGTTATGTTCATTGGGGATATGACAGATACTTTACGGATGCCAAGCGTGGAGCGGTAATTCAAATGAAAGGAGATTCATATTCTAATGACCAATTAAAGGTTGTATCAGAAAGTGGTATGCGAACTTGGTTTAGAGATTTATTCAAGAACTCTTTTCAAACGCAAAAACTCGGAGCGTTTGACCCGTATATGAATGAGTATGTATTATCATCAAATGATATAAAAATACCTCAACCTGTTGAATGTATAGGTTGTGGTGTTGCTCAGACATTTACATTTGAAGCAGCAGGGACAAGTTCATTCTGCGTTACTGAAGGATTAGCAGTCGGAAATGTAACAATTACTTATAGTCCTTCTATTGCAAATGATTTTGAAATTAACGCAACTTATAATGGAACGACTTACTCGACAGGGTTTGTTATATCAGCAGGAACGCTTGTGATTCCAAAAGATGTAAATAATGTTCAGACTATACAGATTGAAGTAATTGCTTCTGATGCTTTATTGTTAGACATTAATGTATCTTGCGTTGAAGCTATTCCTCTTACTATCATCGAAGTTGTTGTGACTAATAATTATGAGTCAGGAAAAACATTGCATACTCAGTATCGCTATACAAAAGGAACTTATAACTCTCCTTTGCAGTCAGCGTTTGTTACATTTGGAACAGATACATCTAACTTTGTTATATCAAGATATAACTCAGTAACAGGAAATGTAGGTACAGGAGGATTCCCTCAAGAAGGCAGCACAATGTATTTAATAAGCAATCAGTTTGCTTCTGATACATTTGTATTTGACCCATTACAAGATGGTTTTAAATACTTAATGAGCAATACGCTTTATAATAATAATACTGCTGAGATAACTACATTATTATCATTAGCAATTAATGCCATCACAAATACTACATTACCAACATATAATGATGCTACATTTATAGTTCCTCCTATCCAACAATACCTATATTTGATATGGGATTTAAGAGATAGAGTAGCAACAGATTTATGTTTTGGAACAAGTGGATTTGAAGTATGTTGTGGTTGTAGTAATTGTGGAGATAGTAAGTGTAATTCATATATCATATCAAATGCACAAGCACCTTATGTAGAAGTTCAATATGTGGAATGTAATGCAAAGAATCCAATAACAATAACTGTTGAGCCTAATAGAACAGCAATTATATGTTGCGATAAAGCATACTTCCCAACAGTGCTATCAGGAACAGCAGATATTACAATATACAACGAGTGTAGTTGTTAAAAATCAAATTTTAAAATGGCAACATTAGGAACATATTATTTAAACGGACCGTCGCTAACAGCAGCGACGGCAGCTTATACAGATTCAGATTTAAAAAATGTAGCTCCTGATGGATTTTATTCAGATGGAGTAACGATAAGAGAAATGGCAGGAGGAGCATTTACAGATGTTATATCATCGTGTGCTCCGTGTGAAGCTAATTGCAGCTCAACACCAATAAATGTAACCAATGGAAAATCATTCCTTGAAATGAATCAACAAGTAGGAGGCACTTCATTTGATATAGGAGCTATTGTTGTAAATATAACATTTATAGGAAATGCTGCACCATTAGGATTTTATATTGAATATGATGGAGTGCAATATAATACTGTAAGTTCAGCAGCTTTTGGATTATTACAAGGTCCTGTTGGAGCAAATCAAGTTATTTATATTGGAGATGTGGCACACGATTGTGGTATAACAGCAGCATTTCAACCTCTTCCTAAGTATGAATACAATGCTGTTACTAATACTTTTGATAATACAGGTGCAACAGTATCTGTTATTGCTTATGGACCTCAACTTCAATTAACGACAGGAAGTCCATTAAAATGTGTTATGGTTATACCAAAGTTATCGCCACTACCATCAAGTATTTATTTTCAAGGAAGACTGCTTTGTTCTCCTAATAATTTTAACATTACAATTAATTGTCCTACTAAACTTGCATCGTTTTCATCAACAACTGTTTTCCCAACAGGAATTGAAACTTGTATGGCAGTTGCTGAACAAACATATTATGTAGCTGATGTAAGAGGTACAGTAAACGCAAGTCCAAGTGGTAAATTAGGATTATATGATTTAGTTTATTCAGATTTTAATGGTCAGTATCCATTAGAAAATGGATTTTATCGTTCTCCACGAGTACCACCAACAGCACCTCCTCCATTTGGAACACCTCAAAATTGGCTTGAAGTTCAGGATGGCGTTATTGTTTCATTTGGAACTTGTCCATCAGTAATAGAATGGAATATTGATTATCAAGTACAAAATGCTATTGCAGGTGCTTGTAGTGCTAATGTTCCTAATTTAAGGATTCAAATATCTCAACCTCCTACCACTTATGTTAATCAAAATGCACCACACGTAGGAACTGCACATATAGCAGCAGGTACAACACACGTTCAATTAAGAATGTATTGGTTTGAAGTATATACTCCTTGTAATCAAGTAAAGATGGTTATTGAAAAGGATGGTGTTGTTATTGCTTATAAGATACTAACACCAACATCAGGAATCTATGAGTATTTAGATGTTGATTTTAATTTAGATGCAGATTGTAATATTTACGGATACGTTACATTGATATAATGGAATACACACTAACATACAGCGAAACAGTACAAGGATGGGTATCCTTTTACTCTTACATTCCCGATTGGATGATTGGAATGAATAATTACTTCTATAGTTTTAAAGGAGGAAATCTTTATAGACACAATGCCAATACGGCAAGGAATAACTTCTATGGCGTTCAGTATAACTCATTAGTTCAGAGTGTGTTTAATGATGCTCCTCTTGAGAACAAATTATTCAAGACGGTTGATATTCAAGGAGATGATGTTTGGGGAGCAACGCTTACAACTGATATCCAAGATTCGGGATATGTAGAGGCTTCTTGGTATGATAAGAAGGAGCAGGTTTACTTTGCATTTGTTCGCAATTCGGGAACTACTCCTGCCAATCCATCGGAGTATGCTTTACGTTCATTAGGTGGCATAGGAAGAAGCTCGGTTGTTTATATAGGAGGTCCTTTTACGAGAATTGATTTCCCTGCAACTATATCTTTAGGGACTATTATGAGTGTAGGCGATTACCTTTATTTTGCCATACCTCCCAACTATAATGCTCCAATATTAGCAGGAAAAATTACAGCTATTTATCATAGCACTTTTTATGCAGGTGGATTAAATCAAATTATTATAAATACTGCTATACCGGGCACATCGCCAATACTTGGTCAGACACCATACTTCCTGTATATGAAGAACTCGGTGGCTGAGTCGCACGGAGTGTTAGGACATTACTGCGTATTCACTCTTGAAAATACCAATACCAATAAAGTGGAGCTGTTCCAATTTGAGTCAGAGGTAATGAAAAGTTATCCGTAGAATTTTAATATATTTGTAAGGATGGATTTAACAATAAAACGACTTACTGAAAACGATTACGATGACATCCTTGTTGGATGGTGGCACGATTGGAAGTGGACACCTCCACAGAAGGATTTTTTACCTGATAATGGGACAGGAGGTTTTATTGTTTACGATGAGGAAACTCCTGTATGTGCAGGGTTTGTTTACGCAACTAATTCAAAAGCAACGTGGGTAGATTGGATTATTTCAAACAGAAATTATACTGATAGAGAGGGAAGACGATTGGCATTACGATTATTAATTCAATCGTTAACCAATGTTTCTATCTCATCAGGAAGTAAGTATATTTACGCATTAATTAAAAACCAACATCTTATTAAAGTGTATGAAGAAATCGGATATATCAAAGGCGATTCATATACGAGTGAGATGATAAAAATATTATAGTATGGGAGTAGCAACAGCAGTAGCAATAGGCTCTACTTTAGTTTCGGCAGGGATGTCGGCATCACAAGCAGCCAAACAATCAAGGATGCAAAAACAAGCAGAGGCAGAGGCAGCAAAGGCAATCGCAGATGCTCGTGCAAAACTTGATGTTAATTTTTACGATAAACTATCGGTTAAGAAAGAACCGTATGAGTTAGCTATTGAAGCTGCTAACGTAGCAGCAGCACAAGCTATTCAAGCAGGTCAAGAGAGTGAGCGTGGAACGGCAGCTACAGCAGGAAGAATAATGATGGCTGATACGGACAATCAACGTCAGATAGCAACAGCTTATGGTCAGGAGTTAACTGACCTTGAAAAGTTAAGTGCTACGGAGGATTCACGATTGAGAGATGTTAATACGCAGATTGATTTATCACAGGCAGAAGGTGCTCAGAAGGCGGCTCGTGATGCTCAGGAAGCTAAGGCAGCAGCTACTACGGCTGCTGTCAATAGTGCTGTCAGTGCAGTTGGACAAGGTATTACTGCTGCTAATTTGTATAGTCAAAACGCAAAACAACAAAAAATTGCAGGAAAGTCATTTAGTAATGACCAATATTCTAAATTAGGGAATATGGACCAAACTTATGGGTTTGGTGCTCCAATGACAGGTGGTAGTAATTATGATGCAGCAACAGTACAGAGTATGGATAAGGCTACATTTAAAAAATGGTTTGATAGTCTTGGTCCTGACCAACAAAAAATATTATTAGGTAAACAATAAACAATAAGAAATGGCAGAATATTACGGATACGCAGAAAGGGACGCAAGTTCCTACGTCGATTGGGGAAAGCTCGGTCAGAATCTTACTGATACGGTACAGGCTGCTTATAAAATAAGAGAGGATAAGAAGGCTGCATTAGATAAAGCAATGCAGGATAATTATGCTGAGTTAGCTAATTCGCCTACAGGAGAAAATCAAGATATCAATGGTGCTGTAACAGGATTTGCCGATAATTCAAAACAATATCTTTTACAAGTAAATAAGTTGTTAAAGGCAGGAGTATTAAAGCCAAAGGATTATACTTTGATAATGCAGAACATTCAAGAGGATACTAAATCTCTTTTTGATAATGCAAAGAATTGGCAAACTGCTTATGCTAAGATATTAGAAAGAAACAAGAACAGCACAGGGAGTAAGGCAGAGTTAGATGTAGCTTCTGACGTATCTGCTTTTGGTAAGTTCAAGAACTTAAGCCTTATGATTAATCCAACTACGGGGAGGGTTAGTGGTGCTCAGATGACGAAAGGACCAAATGGAGAGTTGATTAAAGGTGATACTAAGTCTATGCAACAGTTGAACGTACTAATGAATCAACCGATTGACAAATATCAACTGACGGAAAAATTAGCAGCCGTAACAGATAAGTTAGGAGATTATCAAATATCAAAATTCAGAGAGGCTCGTAGAGGAAAGAACGGGGAGATAATAGAGATACAAGATAAACAATTAAAGGCAAGTTTTGACGCTGCTAAGAATGGGTTTATCAATGAGGTAATGGCAAATCCATTTAATGTAATGTCTATCCTTACCGACCATCAAGGTGTTGTTCCCGGCACTACTGATGCTTATCGTGTATCTATTAATCCTGATCCTGCTGACAGAGGAAAACCAAATGTGATTATGTATATTGACCCTGATGGTGATGGAAGTTTCACACCTGACCTTACTCCTGCACAAAAGAAAGCGGCTGAACAATATGCTACAGACCAATTCTTAGGTTTGATAGACCACAAGGAGGAGAAGGCTGCTATTGCTGCTATTGCTGATTACCATAAAACGGAAGGAGAAGGAACTGCTGAAACTAAGAAGTATAATGGTGAAATGTTTGGTCAGAACGTAGCAAATGCTATTTATGGTGATACAGAAGACCTTATGAATCAAGGTCTCAGAGGTATGGCAGGACTTGGTAATATTAAGTATGCAACTAAGCAAGGGAATACGCTTTATATTTATACCGATAAAAATGAACCGATTTCTTATACAATAACTGACGATAATAAGGATGATGTATTTAATCAGATTATTATGGGTGCTGCTGAACAAGCAGGAGCAATGAACTATTTAGACCCTTCTGCTGCTAAGAAAAAGGCATTAGAAACTGTAAAAAACAAAAACTATAATAAACGTTTATATAACGAAAAAAATCCTGATGGTAGCATCAATACAAAAAGAGGAGGGTTTGACACTGCTTCTACCGACAGAAGACCTAAGGCTACTGAAACAAATACAGGAGCAGGAGCAGGAGATGCAGTGTTTAAATAAAAAATAAAAATAATGAACGATAAACTACAAAAGTTATATGACTTGTATAAGCAACAAGGTATAATTACAGATGCTACAAGTTTTGAGAAATTTTCTACTGCTACTCCTGAACAGCAATCAGCATTATATAATCTTGGCTTAGATAATGATTTATTCTTAGAAACAGGAGAAGATACATTTAAGTCTGCTTTTCAAAAAGAAGAGCCGGGATTAATTGATAGAGCAATCGGTGGTATTAAAAGTTTATTTGCTGAAGATAAACAAGATGAATTTGCTAAAGTTGGGCAGATTATTCCTGACGCATTAAAAAAAAAAGAGCCTCAAGGTTCTACGGAATCGCCTTCGGGAGAGTCTTCATCGGCATTACCATCAAAGCCTAATGCTGATAAAGCATTTGTTTCTAAACAAGACTTTAATAATTCCTTAAAAGAAGTTAATGCATCTTTAACTACAAAAGATAAAGAAATTGTAGTCCCACAATTAGAAAGTATGTTTGGGGATTATGGGTTTAAGTTTAAAGAAGCAGGATTTGGATATGATGCTATAAACGTAACAGCTCCTAATGGTAAAACAAAGACTATCTCTATTGATTCATTTACTGATAAAGGAAACATTGAAAGTTCCAATGAACTTAAAGCATTTGTTGATGCCAATAAACCAAAGATTGACAATGAGGTTTCTCAGTATGATAAATACTACAAGAGATACCGAAGCCAAAAAGATATTGATGATGCTAACAAAGCTATCAATCAAGAAACTTCTTCTATAAACTTAGAAAAGAAAAACTTAGCAGCCGACATTTTTAAAATGAAAACAGAGCAGGAGGCTTTAAAAAAGACTCCTGATGCTGAACGATTAAACTTACTAACGCAAAAGAAAGAAGAGATAGCAAAACGCACGGCAGCACTTGCTGAGATGCAAACGGCTAACAAGAAAAACCACGAGCGATTAGATGAGGCTGTTGGTAAATACACGCGAAGCACTGCCGATGCAGGCACTTGGTATGGTATAACTGCAAATACGCTTACAGAAGGTTTGTATGGCATAGGAGCAGGGTTGATGGACGTTGGTGCTTATGTTGATTCAAAGGCAAAGGCTATTGTCAACGCTACTGATTTGGCTTTACGTGGAGACATATCATTAAGCGATGCTTGGAAGGTAAGCAATGCTATGGGTAATGTTGAGAAAGAGCAAGTAACGAAAGGGATTGAGGAAGGCAAGAAAGCATTAAAAGAAAATGTTGAGTTTGACGTAAGTGAGGCATACAAAAAGAAAGCACAAGAAAATTTCCTTGCAAGGAACGCTCTCGGTGTTGTTGGTTTTCTTCCTGCCATAGGAGCTTCTATGGTTAATCCTGCGGCAGGATACACAGCTTTCTTTGCATCGGGATATGATGGTGCGATGGAAGAGATGAAAGATAATCCTGCATTTAAAGATATTGGAACAGACGAGAAGGTTGGTGTAGCTACTGCATTAGGATTTGCCAATGCAGCTATTATGAAATACTCTCCAACGAATAAATTTTTAGAGACTGCTCCCGGCAAGGCGATGGTTGCAAACATCTTGAAGAAGATGGGAAGCGAAACTGCTGCAAAGAGCGTTCAAGAGTTTGCTGACAATGAAGTAAAGTCTGCTTTGAATCGTGGTCTTATCACAACGGGAGGAAACCTTGCTCACGGATTTGCTACGGGAGTTGAATTGAAAGTTAGTGGTGATGCTGTTAAAGAATCATACAACTTAGCAAAGAAAGATGAGATGTTTAAGTTTCCTGATAATGCAGGAGACTATTTAAAACAGGTTGCAGAGTCGGGATTAGATATGGCTGTGGGAAGTGCGATGATGGGAAGTATAAATTCTATCGGGACAGCTTACAAGGATAATAACTTTGAAAAAATCAGCGATGCTACTATTGACAATTATAAGACATTAACAAATCCTGTTTTACGTCAAGCATACGAAGAGAACTTAAATATAAAGGTTGCTAACGGAGAGCTGACAGAGAAAGAAAAAGATGCACATCTTAACGATGTAGATATGTCTGTTGGGTTATTAGAAAAATTGCCTGATGATTATACTGCGGCTCAAAAAAGAAAGATGTTAGGATTGCTAAAAGAAAGAACATCATTAAAGAAAAAGATAGAGAACAAAGATGAAACTTTAGTTAAACCACAAAACGAAAGGATTGCTGAGATTAATAATGAGTTAGAAGAATTGTCAAAGCAAAAGCGTGAAGTAGCTGCTCCCGAAGCTGCTGCTGAAGCACCTGCTGAAACTGCTCCTACTGAACCTACTGCAAAGCCTAAGACGCTTGATGAGGTTCAAGATGAGGATGTAAAATCTAGTCTAAATTTTTATAAAGAATATTTAGAAACTCAGTTAAAGTATAATGAAGAAGATTACAATGATGCAAAAAAACAATTTGATAGCAAAAATCCAATAGTTAGATTCTTTAGTAAGAAGCCGAGTTATGAGCAGTACACTCAATATACTAAAGATAAATTAGAATTACTCAAAAACAATCCTGAGCAATACATATCAGATGCAGTAAAAGAGTATGAGGATTCTAAAAAAGCATATGAAAAAGATGGAGAAGAATTTCCACAATTATACCAAGAAACATTAGACAGTTTAAAAAAACAACAATCTAAACTACAAGAAGAAAATGCCATTCAAGAGCCAACAACAGAGGAAGGCGTGTTACGCACAGAACAACCCCAAGTGGAACTGCCAACAGTGGGAGAAGGAAACGCCCAAGAAGCAACTACCCAAGAAGGTGTCACTCTTGAAAAACAGAAAGAAGTAAGCGGAGAACCAATAGATGCAGATTATACTATAGCAAAAGAAGTAAATGATAATGTAGCAAAAGAAAATCCTGATGCGAGTGTGTTATTGACTCCTAAAGGAAATGATTTAAGTTTAACTGCTGTTTATGTAAAAAAAGAAAATCGTGGTAAAGGCATAGGAACAAAAGTGCTTGAAACAGTAAAATCAGAAGCTGATAGAACGGGCAAGAAAATAGTTTTAGACGCTACAAATGAATTGGATGCTGAAACTAACTTAGAAAGGTTAAGCGATTTTTACGAGAAAAACGGATTTAAAAAAGTTGGCGAAAATAAGTTTGAGTATGACCCCCAAGAAGGTGTCGCTCCTGCGAAGCCGCAAGAAGTAGAAGCATTAAAAGATGTTGAGAGTACAGCTAAGGCGTTAGAGCCAATAGTAAATAAAAGAAAAGAATCTATTGGAGTTAAACTTAGAAATCTTGTTGGATTAATAGCACATAATGGCTCTGAAGTAATAAGTAAATTTGACCCTACTAAAATAAAAGGTCAAACAAGAGGCAGGTATGGAACGGGATTTTATTTTAGCAATCTTTTTAAAAATTTTGATTATGGAGATAAGTCCACATTTTTAGATTCAAGTAAATTGAATTTATTAAATGGTGATATGTCAGTATCTGAAGCTCTTAATTCATTGTCTTTCTCAAAAGAAGTAGATGGAACTATATATAAATTAAAAGAACTTTTATCTAAATCAAAAAACAATAGAGAATATAATGAGATATCAGAAGAGATAAAAAGACTTGAAGAAAAAAAATCTTCTTTTGATAATAATGAAATCTATATTCAAAAAGCATTAGAGAAAGCAGTAAAAGAAAATCCTAATCAAGATTTTGGTTCTTTATTAGAAAACTTAGAATCAAGAGTTATTGAAGCAAATAAATTAAATTCAGCAAAAGCAGTAGAAGGTCTTAATGAATCTTTAAATAATTTGCTGTTAAAATCGGGATTTGATGGAGTAAGTTTTACAGAAGGTCACGAGATATTAATTATTCCTCAAGAAAAATTAAATGATTTAATTATCCCATCTCAAGAAAAAGCTATCTCCGAAGCATATCACAAAGCAAAAGCAGATGGCTCTAATCCTGAGTTGGTAAAGGCTGTTGAGGATTTATTAAACAAACCAACAAAAGCAAAGGCAGAAGTAGATGAGTTATTAGACCTTGATACGAAAGACCAAACAAATCTTGGAAAGGTTTATGACTTCTTGGATAAAATTGATAACGACTTGACTAAATTTTCAAAAGAAAATCTTGGTGTCAATATCGCTGTTCCTGTAATGAAAGCGATTGTAAAGTCATTGAAGGTACTTGTAAAAGGTGGTATGACATTGCAAGAAGCTATCACTAAAGTAGCTGCTGATAATAAGGTGTCGTTTGATGATGTCGTTAAAGGAATGAAGGAGTTGACTGAGAAAGTTTCTTCTGAAACTGTTGAAGGTTACGATAAGATGATGGAGGATGTCAATAGTGAAATCCTAAGAGGGCTTGACAGAAAGACAAAGCAAACAACCATCGAGAAGAACGTAATGAAGATTGTTGAAGGTAGCGAGGCTTATAAGAACGCTACCGACCAACAACGTGAGCAGATTACTCGTGATGTCAAAGAGGCGTTTGGCGAGAAGATGAAGCAAAGTCCGTCAGCAGAGACCATAACAGGAAAGAAAGAGAAAGAGGTAACTGTTAATGAAGCTCAAGCATTAAAGGACCAAATTAAATTAGAGATTAAAGCTGCGAAGGAAGGTGCTTCGTCTGTTAGAGAGGCAGTCAAGAAAATCAGAGATTTTGTTGTTAAGAATAAAGACGTAGCAAACCTTACTCGTAAGGACTTGCTAAAAGTGATTGACATTATCAAGAATGTAAAAGATGAGAAGACATTAGAGAGTGCTTCTAAAAAGATAACGGATATTATCGACAATGCAAACAAAGATATCATCGAGGTAAGTAAGACCAAGTTAGAAGCAGAGAAAGCGAAAGCAGAGGAGAAAGCTGCTAAGGAGAAGATGAAGGCAGAGCTAAAGGCTGCTAAGGAAAGTGCTAAAGGTGTTACTGAAAAAGTAAAAGCAATTAAAAAATACTTTGACTCTGTCAAGGAATATGGCAATCTTACTCGTAAGGATTTAACGAGAGTGATGGCTGAGATTGCTAAAGTAAAAGATGAAGAAACGCTAAACAAAGCAGTTGATAAAATCAATGACATCATTGACAAAGCTAAGTCTGATAAGATAGAGATTAGCGAGAAGAAGATGATTGCTAATACCATCAAAGAGGTAAAGTTGGCGAAAGGCAATATCAAAGAGAAGAGAAAGCTAATCACTGATGTAATAGATAATATTAAAAAGGCAGGTAAGTTATCTGCTGCTCAAGTAAATGCTTTATTAAAGAGAGCCAACAATTTAAATGTAGAGAGCTTTGAGCATTTGAATAAATTCATTGATTACGCTGAGAAGATTTTTGCTGATGCAGATTATCAAAACAAATTGTCAAAAGGAAATGCTTTAAAAGATTCTATCAGAAAGCTATCTAAAAATAAAAGCAACAAATATGATGGCAATTTAGTAAAGTTAGGAGAGGAGTTTAATAAAATAGACCCATCATTAGTTGATGACATAGAGAAGTACAATGAAGTAGCATCAGACCTTGAACAAGCTATCAAAGGCTCTTCAATGAAAGGCTTTAAACCAACTATTGAGATAAAAGCTGCAGATGCTTATATAGAAGAGATGATGAAATCTCAGAAAGAAAAGTTAACAGAATCAATGCGTGAGCAGGTAGAAGAATTATTAGGTGTTGAAGGTTCTACATTAACTTACGAAGAGATGATGAAGATGATGGAGACAGAAAAGAAAAATATGTCAGAGCAGGAAGAGAAATTTGTTCGTTCAGCAGCAGTTAAATTATTCGACACTTTATCATCTACTATCGACCATATGTTAACAACAGGCAAAGACCGATTTACGGGAGAGCCTGTTGATATTAAACCATCTAAGGAAAAGGTTATAAGAAACTTTATGGAGATGGACCTTACTAAGATGAAAAT